TCCATCGTACCATTGACCAGTTGACCATGTTCCTGCAGCTGGAGGTTGCTGACCCGCTTGGTACCATACCTGAAAATTGGTAGGTGCGCTTACCGTGTTACCGTTCACAATAACGTTTCCTCCAGTTTGGAGGTTGGCGTTCTGTAATATCTGAGTTGCCGAATAAGGTACGGCTGAAGTTAAACTAGGATTCGTGAACGTCCAAAACCCAGGATCTTGACGGAACGTGAAACCTACTAACCAAGTTCCAGTCGTTGTAGCACTGAATTGGTAAGAGTAAGGGACATTGGAACCGACACTCGGGTAACTAATTGATGCCAGGTAACATGGAGGAAGTACACCCATCGGTGACGTTGGGGGGTTAGAGTCCCAGCAGTTAGTAGCTCCTACAAGCCCAACAATTAAATTCAGGATGCTCCAACGCATTTTGTATTTACACGACTTTAGATCTTGGTTTCGGATTTACAGAATATTTACCGAGTAGTAACAAAATGTCAGATCCTGTAGTACCCGCTGCATCAACGACGGCTCCTACTGAGCCCTCGACCGTTCCTGATGCGGTAGTGCTTGTTCCTACGACCGTAACGGTTTCTCCGGTAGATTTCTCCGACCTGACGGCAGTACTTAAACTTGCACTCTCCAAGATCGCGGAGGTCGAGCTTCAGGGTGAAATGGCGGTAGATGATAAGATCAAGAAGGTTGCAGAACTCGTGAAGGCTGAGATCCGTAAGGCTGATCTTCCTCTGCCCGTTCGCACAGCGGCAATGGACTGGGTCAACGATGCTCTGCCCCACGTCATTAAGGCCGTAGATCTAGTCAAGGCAGAAGTCAAGAAGGCTGCTCTGGCCGAGGCGAATAAGTTCAAGGATGTTGCCCTAGCAGAGGTCAAGAAGTGCTGCCCATCATTTTTCACGAAGAAGGTATAAATGGCAGGATGTATGATGGATGCAGGTAAACGCACACTTCGCCGTAAATCATACACCACGAAGCGTGGGGTGCATGTGCGTTCAGCCCGTGTTCGTGATATGGGTGCTCCCGGAAAATGGGCGTCCAAGCACGGACCAGGTATTGGACAGCTGAAGGAAGGTGAACTCGTTAAGAAGGGATACGTCGCAACCAAATCTAAGACGGTTCGGCACAAGGCGCTGAAGAAAGCCGTGCGTTCCTACGGCGCCCTGTCTACGTTCCGCAAACTGAATGCCGCAGCCACGTACACGAAACGTACGTCCAAGGGTCGGTCCAAGACGTTCAAGGCGGATCGCAATTGGGTGAAGAAATCCTTTATGTAATATAATAAATGGATCTGATCAGCTCTATCTTATCCGCTGTTCTGTTCGTGGCGTTCGTTCCCGGCGTTCTGGTGACTCTACCCTCTAAGTCGTCGCCCCGTACCCATATCATTATTGTCCACGCTCTTCTATTTGCCGTAGTCACGAGCCTCGTGATGCGGTACTACTGGGTCAATATCAAGGGATACCTTGAGAAGTTCGGTAACTTTGGACCCGTGTGCCCGAACGGATTCGTTCAGCAGGGGAATGATTGTGTCCCTACTGGACATGCGACATACAGCACGGATTCTGGAAAGGTGCCGCAGCCATCAGAATCTTCCCCTTAAGTAATAAATAAATGCAGAAGAAGTCTATTTTACTGCTTGTTGGAATAGCTGCTGCAATATTCGTGTTCGTGAAGTATGTGCTTCCGCGTCTAGAAGGATTCGAGAATCCTAGTACGAAGGTTAATCCAAAGTGCCCTAAAGGATACAAGCAGTGCCCTTCAGGAGACTGTATTGACGAGACGGACGTTCACCAGACGTGTCCTCAACGTACCGATGCATACTAATACAAAACGGAATTGGTTTTGGTAAGTTAAAGGATCTCATTACAACCTTAACAACATCACCAAGATGATTATGGACATGAACGATATGATGTCATCCTGCTGGGGTGACGAGGCGACAATTGCCGACACGCAGACCGATACGGTTCAGCTTGTCGTCAACAATCACAAGAAGCTCACGTGGGGTATCCCGCTAGAGCGTGTTATGGAGATTCCTGAGGACGGTGAGTCGCTCATGAAGTACATGGATGTCTGTTCAAAGAAGATGGAGATTCTCGCCAAGGAGCGGGAGAAGTTCAAGGATATTCCTGAGGCAGTGACTTATATGCAAGACATTGCGTCGAAGAAGCACTTCTGGACTATGAAGCGCAGCGAGTATGCTGGACATTATCTTGAGTCTGATCTCGCGATTGCCCATGAGATGGGAATCAGTGAGCTACAGGCTGAAATAGATGCCGCCAAGATGGCGGGTGACTATGAAGGATATACGAACATGCTTTCGAAGATCGAGTATCTTCGCAAGACGATGGCGCTTTACAAGAAATGGGCTGGAGACAGTAAAAAGCTCGATTGAGCATAAAAACTAAAAAAGGAGATAGGAGACAATTGTCCTCTCCATTTTTTTACTTTACCATCCTGGCTGTTCCTTGTGTTCCGCCTGGCGCTCAAGATACCTAGTCTTAACGTTCTGGGGCAAAAAATGTTTGTTGAGCACGGCTTCGACGATAGATGGATCGAACTGTTTGCACGAAAACACATCCAGGTACATATCATTCGACTCTTCTACGAAATGGGCAGTGATATTTGACGTTTCAATTAGCTGAACAAGTGTGTATCCTTTCTTATTGCCTGTTCCAAACATGACGATTTGTGGTTTGCCGTAAGCGACCATATCGATGCGCTTGACTAACGTGTGAGTAAACTGTTCAATATTACGAGCGCAACGGATAGTTTGAGGAAGGCAGTTGGCAGCATCTACGATGAGATGATACCCCCAGCGACTAATCATTGATATGTTCTTGAAGAAGAAAATAATGTGTAAGCCTTATCATTAAAAAATTTATCTCTAAAAGGAGTATATAAGCAAATATGTGGTGGATGGCTCTATACGCTGCTGCGCTTTTCTTCGTACTGACCCCTGGCGTTGTTCTGTCCCTGCCTCCGGGAGGATCAAAGACGACGGTTGCTCTCACCCATGCGGCGGTGTTCGGTGTAGCTTGGATGCTGACGCACAAGATGGTGTGGAAGGCGGTCCATTAAACTAGACCGATCGAATAAACTCCCACTTCAAATAATCACAAATCTTTTGCCAGATCGCGTCGTGGGAAATAAGACGGTCACGGCTTTTTAATAGCGGAAAATATACCTTGTACTCATCTAACTCTAAGAGTTCAAAGAACTTGTAGAGTATGTATGAATAGGATAAGAAATTGGTACGGTCGTCGGGACAATAGATAAGGAAAGGAGCTTGGATTTCTTGGAACATTGCTCGGATCTTTTCTTCAATTTCAGGAGTGATAGTTGGAGGAGGGTTACCGTTCAGTCTTGAAATAATGTGGGTCGCATGTTCATAATATTTTGATCTATTCAGCTTTTTCAGGATTTCGCGCATATCTTTCTCCGTCAGTTCAGCTACGTTCTGGATACGACGCTTCTTGATTTCCAGAACCACTTCGTTCATGACTTCATTGGGGATAATCGTAGACTCTTTGGCCTGAAACTGGTTGAGAATCTCGTTCAAGTGATTGATCTTCTTGTAAGCGTAATTATTCCGCTCTTTTGGCGGATCACGAAAACTTGGTTGATCTGAAACGACTAACATGTATTCTTCCGACCCACATAAAGGGCAAACCAAAATTCCTTCGTCACTTGATTCTTCCCGCGCAATATTACATTTGTCGCAATGTTCAGTAACAGCTTTCTTGACTTCTGCAGGTTCGCCAGTATTCAGTTTCATCCGACTCGCAAACTCGTCAAACAGTTTCTTTTTTGAAGGAGCTGCAGTTTCAGTCGTGTTCTGGTGTAAATATTTAGCAAATGTGTTTTGATCAGTTGGAGCTGTACTTTGCTGAACCTTTTCACCTGATCCGTAATATTTAAGCATGATGTCGGCGTTTTTAAGGTAGTAATCTGTTAAAGGACTTGTTTGGTCTAATCGTTCACTCAAGTCCTTGATTTCTTCGCGCATCTTAGATGCTTTCAGAATTTCAGGTAGAGATACTGATTTATCTAGAACTTCAAGTTCAGATTTCATCGAGTCTAATTGAATACGCAACGCATCAATATTCGTAGTTTCGTCACGTATTCCCGTAACAATTGTCTGATGGACCGAATCCAGAGTTCCAGATACAACATCTACTTTCTTAGAAGATGTTGGTTCTCGCTGCTTCTTTATTCGGAAGATATTGTCCATCTTATTATGTCCTTCAATTGTCGTTCCCTTAAACTCATTATTTGATATGACGAAGAATGAGAAGTGCACTTAATGAAACCCACGCGATAATTGTAGGCACTAATGTATCATTCGTGAACTCTTCAGATACTTTGACTTTAGGACACTTTGATGAGTCTACAACCTTACACAGTGAAGGATCAAAATCGGGAGTTAGTTCGGGACTTAACCAATTCGTACCATCCCCAGAATCTACTGGACACTGGTAACATTTACATGGAGGAGATGCTGAGGCAGTAAGTGATTTCATTAAGTACAGAGGATTCAACCCTCCAATGTCTCCAACTACACCTTCAACTAATCCTGCATGTTTATTGTTCACATAATTGAATCGAGCTTGGACTGATCCATCGGGAGCAGTACACGTACCTCCAGTATTCACTAAATACTGATCACCCATTACGCGACTACCAACTAACGTATCGACATAATTACCTACTGCACCTAAATTAGTGCCTAACTGACTGAACGATCCGTCAGTTCCTACACCTAAAGATCCCGGTTTATCGACATGTTCCGAGTAATCATAATCTGGACCTTTGATAGCAATTTCAGCAGCTGGGTCCTTGTTTTTAACGTCACTCCACAGCGAATTCAACCCGAGGTCCGCCATTGTGTTCTAAATGTGATTTTACTTGGCGCTTATATTCTGGATTTGAAAGAGCACACGGCCTTTGTTTGAGTATTGCCGAAGATGCTAGTTCAAACGAGTACCCGAACTTCTTACACACGAACAACAAAGCCAAAAATCCAGACCGGTTGATTCCACACTGACAGTGAACGTAAATATTAGCTGATCCAGGAGTACGTAAAAAGGTATTCATAGTTTGTTCAAATTTTGGATACCATTTCAAAATGTTTTCGTCTGTACTGTCCAGGGCTTCAAGAGACGCATAGTTATCGGGATACTTTGTGCGAAACCATACTGGACTATCTTTATCAAATGCACAGTTGACGACATGGGTGATATTATGAGCCCGGACAAATCCTGGATTCAAGTACAGTCCAGGACCAAAAATGATATTGGTATGAATTTTCGCCGGGGGCTCGTACTGCCACCCCCTTGTCCTTTTATTCAACAGCCAAGCCATTACTACTAATGTGTGCGAACATTTTAAACGAAAAACGAATATGGATTGATCTAATACAGAAACAGTATAACTTAACTATATCTTATCAAGATGCAGAAGTACAGTCCGTTCTTTAATTCGACACACTTGCATTATGCGAGTATCGAGAAGCACGGCAAGGAGATTGCCAGTTCCCGGAATAGGGTTGGCTCCCGCTCTCGTGGATGTGGATATTCAAATCAAACAATACATGCTGAACGCGCAGTTGTGAAAAGTCTTGGTGACGTGTCACAACTTCGTGGTTGTATTTTGAAGGTGGTTCGTGTAAATAAAAAAGGACATATTATGAACTCTAAACCTTGCGCTTCATGCGTCAAGTTTCTGGAGAAATGTATTAAGAAGTACGGGCTGCTGAAAGTCATGTACTCCGACTCAAATTACACTGCTCCCGAGTGTGCCCACCACATAAGCGATGGCGACAGCGACTCCAGCAAGGATAGCTGCTCCCATGTATGACGGGACACCGCCAGACGTGTACGTATTCGGAATGTACTGAAGAATGAGAGAGCGGGGAGTTGATAAAGAAATAATCATCGCCGCTAAAAAGAAACCAAAATAGGTCATTAGATTTTTCATTGCGTACCGCATTGTGGAAAACATATGCTGGTTGCTGTGAAGAGTCGCAGCTGGTTTATGAGGCTGAGCGTCCGAGAACCCGTTCGTTAGAAAAGGATCGGTTCCGCCGGTCACAATTGGAGAGAACGTCGTGGACTGAGGCAGCTGGGGATTCTGGACGGGTCCGGATCCTAGTAAATCGTTCAAGTCCGTCGCGCCCTCCATCTTACTTTATTTAAAGGTCGGTAATTCGCATTCCGCATCTTCCGCGACGTACTTTATGCACTTATCGCCATGTCTGACAACTCGACCTTCGATTTCTCCCGGAGGAACTGAGAGTGCTTGACGGACTGGGATAGGACGATGAAAGAGCATAATTGTTACACCTAGACCAATCAGGAACGAAAGGAAAGGCACGGCTTTCTCGTTACGAAAGATTCCGATAATACGACTTATCATTATTACTGAGAAGCGACTAAATTGAGGGAGGTTTGTTTGCCGTCGCATGGGACTACGACAGCTTTGAATTTGACGCATCCGGTAGCCGTGTGGAACGGTTTCTTTGAGTCGGGAGTCGGCACACCTTTTTCATCACGAGGTGGAGGCGAGAAGACTGCAACAATAAGCATACCTACTAAAGTACCTGCAAATACCCACAGAAGGGATATCATTATTCTTATCCGAGTTTATTGTAAAATGGGAGACACTGGATCTACTGGAATGACCGGCCTCACTGGAGATATCACTGGAGTTACTGGAGTTACCGGAGTTACCGGAGTTACCGGAGTCACTGGAGATATTGGAGTTACCGGAGTTACCGGAGTTACCGGAGTTACTGGAGAGGTACACCCTTACCCATTCCCAGTCGGCCCTACGGGTCCCTCATATCTTATGACGTTAGAACAGCTGTTGCAGTACCACGACACAACACTTCAATCCGAGACGACAGATAAAGCGTCTATGAATTTCATTGTTTCACCAAGCTCGTCGGGAATTCAGCAGAACCTCATTCAGTGGGCCTCGGCTGGATTTCCGGTAGATTACCAGGTTCTTTCAGTAGCTCTAATTCGTCCATCGCCATGCTCAGATGGCCAGACTCGTGATATGATGGCGTATATTTCTTACCTCACAGGGTCAGATATTATGAGTTTAACTGCGGCATTCCAGTCGAATTTCTTGGGCATTTATTTTTCGTACAGCATTTCCGGAAATATCATAAACTTACATGCATCTAAAGTTCCTACGGCTTGAATTTCTTGAACGCATGAGTACTTGGCAAATTATTTTGCAGTCCCCATTTCCACGCTAAGTATCCTTCCACTTGCTGGATTTGTGATAGCCCAATGTCCTGATTGTACACTATAATTTCAGAAATAGTTCCGTAATAATATCCTAATCCATTTGCACGTCCTAAAACTGGGGTTGCAAATGCGTTCAAGCGAGTGAAATTTGTGTGTGTTGCGTCTACAGCTCCATTCAACCGAATGTTACGATTCGTTGCTGTTGGTAGATAGTTTGACCAAAGACGAGTTACGCCGGTCGGTGATAACTGAGTGAAATTCAAGTCGTCCAAATCATCAGCCCAGAACGACATGGAGTATGCTCCATTATGTCCGTTTGCTGCACCTGATCCTTGTCTGTATCCAAGCGTTAGTGTTGAATCGGTAACCGTAGTATTCGCATCATCTCCAAAAAACCAAGACTTACTGGCAAAATTGCCAGTAAACGTTTCAACCACAATGATCACAAAAGGAGTGTTTGTGAGTTTGGTCGCTATTCCCGGTATAGTCATCCACGATGCTCCGCCACTGAACACAACTCCAGCCGAAGATTTCGTGATTCCTCCCACAGTCCCCGTAGCAGTCGCGTTACTTCCATTTCCGCTCTTATCGTTCCACTGGCTTACATTTGAACCGGACAACGTTATACTTTGCTGATCGGCTGCATCTAACCACAAACTCATTCCTGAAATAGATTTCGGAGTAAATGTAGAGCTGAATGACGGCAATATTTTACCCGGATGTCCGGACGCTAAACTACTAATTAATCCCCATTTCCACGCTAAATATCCTTCCACTTGCTGACGTTGGGATGTTGTGAGAGCTGCATTATAAATAATCACTTCTCCAATATAACCGTTCCAGGTTTCTGCTGTCGGATTTGCCTGATTACCAATACCATACTTTGTAATAGCAAATGTTCCCGTTGATGCAGTTGATGCTAAAGTGCCTGCTGTACCGGCATACCATAAATATGCATTCGTTCCGTCATATTGACTTACTGCTAGAAAAGGACTTCCTGTTGTTATAGCATTATTTGCAAGAGGACCCGATACACGATATGTTGCTATAGTGCTTGTATTATTCTGATTAAAAAGAGCAATAGTACCATCTGCTCGTCCATAGTCAACATTTGTTCCGTTTTCTAAACTCACCAAACGTTGGTCACGCCCACGAGTATTTAACATAGTTACATTTGTTGTGGCAACAGTAAAACATGTAAGTGTTGTTCCTGTAATAGATACAGACCCTAGAAAATAGGGAGCATCCGCCAAATATATACTTTGACGTCCATTGATACTATTTGCAGTTAGCACTGGTGTTCCTGTTGCTGTTCCGTTATTCCCATTTCCACTCTTATCGCTCCACTGGCTTACATTTGAACCGGACAACGTTATACTTTGCTGATCCGCAGCATCTAGCCACAATTGACATCCAGTGATATCCGTTGGCTGAAATGTGCGTTGGAACAAAGGTCTTGAAATGACCGATACTGCTCCCGAGTATGATAGGGCAATCCCCCATTTCTGTGAGAGATAGGTTTCAACGGTTTGGCGCTGAGCGGCAGTGAGAAGTCCATCAAAAATCATCATTTCTCCGAGTTTGAATAGTGCACTTCCCGAAGCTCCAAGAGTCATTGTCGTCGTCGTGACTCCGCTGTTGAATGAGTTGCCGTTATTGACTGCTAATGTCTGTGAGGTTCCGTCAATGTAAATTCCCGACGTAATCGCCACAATACTGGACGTGCTGAAATATGACGTAGGAGTGTTGGTTATAAGACGATTTGTTCCAGGAGTATTCACTTCTAAATCTCCGTTCGTGTAACTGTAACACATAAGATCGGTTCCCGACGTAGTTCCGTTGATGTACTGATACAGTGATCCTGAAGCCCCAATATTCACCACCAAAAATACGGTACGACTGGTCGTTGCGAATGTAAGACTTGGCATGGCCATAACGGCAGCTGCCTGTACAGTCCACGCTTGAACACCGTTCAGAGTTGAACCTAGTGATACTACACCATTACCCGTTGGCGGAGACATACGCCCCCCAGCTGTTCCTTTATTTGCTGCTCCTAGACCTGTTACGTTTCCTAATGTATACGATGTGGTATCCGCACAATCTACCCATAAAACTAAGTTTCCCACAGTGAGTGGGGACGAATAATACGGATGCGTCGCAGGAAGATTACTCTGGAGTCCCCATTTGGAGGCAAGGTATCCTTCTACTTGCTGACGTTGGGATGTCGTTAAGGCAGAATTGTAGATAATAATTTCATTAATATCGCCCCATGGCTGTCCTCCTCCCTGATAATTCCCCAGTACATAATACGAATCGGCTGTATCTGTTGTTGGACTGGCAACTGCACTTAAAGCAATATCTCCGTTCATAGAAGCGCTGAATAAACTGGACGTACTGATATTCACGGACATCAACATAAGTTTCGTACCGTCATTTGTGTATGTTCCAAACTGTTGGAACGCTACTCCCTGCCCGTAACAACCTATCTGAGTCGTATTTAAATTTAGAATAACGTAATGATCGGAATTCGCACCTCGTAAAAGAGTTCTCCAGTTTCCAGTATTTGGCAAGGGTTTCCCTACAAAGACTATAGTTCCTCCTGCAGTTGTGTAGTTGTAAGGAATGGACATGTAGAGCATTGTGCTCGACCCAGAGAAGGTCATTGTATTGTTCGCGTAACTTGGATAGTTTCCACTGGTGGTCGCATTATGTCCTTGACCCGACTTATCTGCCCAAGAACTCACCGAAGTTGTTCCTGTCACCGTTGTAGAATCAGCTCCATCCAACCATAATTGGCATCCAGGAATGCTTTGTGGCGTAAAGGGCCACAAAGATTTGGATGTTGTAGCACCTGCTGACATTATCAATTTAGAACAGAATATATCCCGTGTTTCCACCGATACCAGATACTGTAATCGTTGTTGAATTGCTGGGCGGAATGACTAATGGCGAAACTATATTTGAAGGATTGGTTAGAGCTAGTGATAAGTATCCAGTAGTATTGTTGCGCAGGACCCAGTATGCCCCTGTACTCCCAACTGGAGTTGTCGGTAACCCTATTCCCGTCATTCCCGAGTTCGTGATATTGTAGTAAGTTCCGTAAGTAGATGTTGTGATAGCAGGAGTTGTTGATCCGCTCAGGTAAGTTCCGGTTACATTGGCGATAGTTAACGTCGTAAATGCTGGTCCCGTAGGACCAATGCTACCCATAGGTCCAAACACTAAATTCGTCAAATTACATCCGTTTGTACTAAAAGCATTACCTAAATAGGCCTTACCGCCAGAAAACGTTCCTGTAACTGTGCGCAGTAAAGTACCGTTCTGGTAGTACCGAACATTTGTGCCATCGTAGGTTACGACAAGCTGATCAGTGGATGTAACTGTAACTCCAAACTGCCCTGCATAAGCTGAACTTTCATAAATATATAAATTGGAACCACTGACATACAAAGCGTAATTGATAGTTGTGAAATTAGTTCCAGTATTAATTGCGGATAATCCTACCATGAATCCGGCTGACGGAGTTGTCGTGCTGAAACTTACGTACGCACCCTGCGAATACCCTTGGACTGATGACAGTCCTGATGTTCCCCATCCACCACCACCTGAACCAGTAAACGTACCGGCAGTAGTACCTTGAGTCACGTTCGCGAGTAAAACTGGTGTCCAGCTATTCTGTCCATTTATTCCAGTATAACCTGTGTAACCTGTGTAGCCAGTGTAACCGGTGTATCCAGTGTATCCAGTGTAGCCAGTGTAGCCGGTGTAGCCAGTGTAACCAGTGTAGCCAGTGTAGCCGGTGTAGCCCGTGTAGCCAGTAGGTCCTGTAGCTCCTTTATAACCTGTAGGACCGGTTAGAAACGAAGGGTACACATCAATGTATGTTCCGGTAGGAACCGAAACAAGTGTGGCGCTGTTCACCCATGTAGTTCGTGGATCAAGTGTGACGGTGTAAATACTCTGACCATAATATGAACCTGCCGTAAAATCCGCATAGAACTGGAAGTTGGTCTGGGATACTTGGACAATGCGAATACGTGCTGGACCTAGAGTTTGTGAAGGTGAAAGTCCAGTGTTGACAGAAGCAGTTCCGTCGCCATAAAATCCGCCCTGGCTTGTAACCGCATTCGACGTTTTAAAGTAGAGTTCAGTGACTTGGTTTTGAGATGCAAGTGTATTATAACCCATGTGCGCATTCAACTTCAAATTGAGAACATATCCTTGCTGACTGGTGTTTGTCCACGTACCTAAAAACACCCACGAATTAGCCGCGCCGTTTTCTGATGGACATAGTACGTATGTATACTGAGGTCCCACTTTGGGCGGGAAAGATAAGACGGTGCGAGAAGATATGGTGCGGTCATAATAATTACCTGCAGTGATAAGAGGATCAGTACTTGCCGTCCATGTTCCCGAAGGGTCAGTAGCGTATACTAAATTATTGCCGCCATACCCGTTCACTAACCAGTATGTTCCATTCCATGTAATTGAAATAGGATTTGACATCAAGGATGCCGACCCAGCTACTCCTGTCCAGTTAATACCGTCAGTACTGTAGGCTATAGTATATGTACTACCACCAATTGCTACAAAATACTGACCGTTCCATCTAACACCGTTACTGGAAATAGAAAAAATAGATGTAGTACTATTGCCCGGCGTCCAGGTTTTGCCGTCGTAACTGTATGCCAGTGTCGCAGTTCCGGCTCCCACAGAAGGATAGTAAACATATCCCGTAGTACCACCAGTGTAATATGTAGTATTTCCAGCTACTACCCAAATGTTTCCGTTGTAAGCTATTCCATATGCGTAATTTGGAAAAATACTGTTTCCGGCGCCTGTCCAGTTAATTCCGTCATAACTGTACGCCAAACTATTGATTGTACCAGTAAAAGTCCCTCCCGTTGCTACAAACATGTTGCCACCGTACATGATTTCTCCGCCAATAAAGCCTGATGAAAAATTTGCAGATGTCCACGATACTCCATCATAACTGTAATAAAAAGGTCCAGGATACCCGTTTGATACCCATAGATTGTTGCCCCAGCACAAGGATGAGCCAACGCCTGGTATGCCCGTATTTTTCACCCAATTGATACCGTCGCCACTGGTTGCAGTGAAAAACCCCACCCCCGACCCAGTACTTCCAGCTCCTAACCAATACTTACCGTTCCACTTGACATCACCTGTATTTGCAAATGATGTTGTAGTCGGAGACTGAAAAAACTTCTTTCCGTCATAACTGTACAGGAATCGGTTGGTATCACGAGGACTTACGACTACGAAATTATCGGACACAAGCGGGTACGCTGGTCCCGTAGGACCAATGCTACCCATAGGTCCAAACACTAAATTCGTCAAATTACACGCCGCTGTATTAAAAGCATTACCTAAATACGCTTTTCCACCAGAAAATGTTCCAGCTACTGTGCGCAGTAAAGTACCGTTCTGATAGTACCGAACATTTGTGCCATCATACGTTACAGCATACTGATCAGTTGAAACAGGTGTAGTTCCAAATATTCCTATTTGAGCTCCACTTTCATAAATATATAAAGTGGAAATATAGATATACAAAGCGTAATTGATATTTGTGTAATTGGTTCCAGTATTAATTGAAGATAATCCTACCATGAATTGTGCTGACGGAGTTGTAGTACTGAAACTTACGTATGCGCCTTGCGAATACCCTTGTACGGATGACAGTCCTGATGTTCCCCACCCACCAGCACCTGCACCTGTAAATGTACCGGCAGTCGTACCTTGAGTGACGTTCGCAAGTAAAACAGGTGTCCAGCTGTTCTGTCCTTGTGCGCCAGTGTATCCGGTGTATCCAGTGTAACCAGTGTATCCAGTGTACCCTGTACTTCCAGTGTATCCCGTGTAGCCAGTTGGTCCAGTGTAACCAGTAGGCCCAATGTTACCCATAGGACCAAACACTAAATTGGTCAAATTACACGGGGTTGAATTAAAAGATACACCTAAATACGCTTTTCCACTAGAAAACGTTCCAGCGACTGTACGTAGTAAAGTACTGTTCTGGTAGTACCGAACATTCACACCGTCATACGTTATAAGATACTGGTCAGATGAGCTTATTGTAGTTCCTACTGTTCCTATATTATTTCCACTTTCATAAATTTGTAACACACTACCATTGATATACAAAGCATAAGCGATAGTTGTGAAATTAGTTCCAGTATTAATTGCGGATAAGCCTACCATGAAATAAGACGCTGGTGTTGTCGTGCTGAAACTTACGTATGTGCCCTGCGAATATCCTTGTACAGACGACAGTCCCGATGTTCCCCAGCCACTACCGGAACCTGTAAATGTACCAGCAGTAGTACCTTGAGTCACGTTCGCAAGTAAAACAGGCGTCCAACTGTTCTGTCCTTGTGCTCCAGTGTAACCCGTGTAACCAGTGTAACCAGTGTAACCAGTAGAACCTGTACTTCCTAAAGTTCCGTTGAAGCCTGTAGGTCCTGTAGGTCCGGCTAGAGTATTGTACCCTACGGCTCCTGTCGTTGTGTTGTACGTTAGGACCGTAGAACCTGTAGGTCCTGTAATACCCGTAAGTACAAGTCCGTTCGTAGAACTTATTTGGAGAGTGTTTGAAGCTCCAGTTATACCAATAGATCCTAACTGTGTCGGAGCAATACTATTTACCTGAGAGGTAAGAAGTCCGATAATAAACACACCTTGCGAACCGGATCCACCGGTGTTATATCCACCACCTCCACCGCCGGATCCTGTATTTGTCGATGCAGAAGTTCCATTCGTAGACATAGTACCTCCATTGCCTCCTACTATAGTTCCACCATATCCTCCTCCAGACCCCCCACTATTTGCTCCTCCACCGCCTCCACCTCCATAAACTACACCTAAATAACTTATCGCCGATCCACCATTTCCCGATATTGATGAAGTTGCGGTATAACCAGTTCCACCAATACCTCCACCACCACCAGCATAGTATGCTGTAACAGCATTTCCACCTCCATTAAACCCAAAAGTTCCTGTACTTCCATTTTGAAGAGTACCGTCGTTCCATGCAGCTCCTCCGCCACACCCACCAGATAGCGCAAGTTGATGATATCCGGCACCGCCAGCACCACCTGGTGAAGATATGCTTATTGCACCTCCAATAAAAGTAGTTGATGATCCAGCAGTTCCGTTTACGTTTCCTGTTCCAGGACCACCACCACCTCCTAAAGTAATGGTATATGTTGTGCCCGATGACAATGAAATGTAACCTGGAATATAAGAATTAGAATTAATTACACTAGATAACGACGAATCATTTGTTTTTAATCCACCTGCACCACCTCCACCAGCTACATTACCACCACCACCGCCTCCACCACCTAATGCAAAATAAAGAACATTAGTAAAATTTGTAGATGTCGTAAGTGTGCAATTAGAAGTACATACGTAATACGTATATGATCCCGACACAATAGTTGAAGCCGGAGATGGAGAAAAGGCAACCTGTATTCCTGAAGCATTGAACGAAAACCCATCAGCTCCAATATTTTTGATGTTGTTCAATTGCATATCAATATCTCCACTAAACTTGGTTACTCCGGTTGAAGGATTGTAGATCGTAGAACTGCCTGTAATTCCTACCCCCGAACCACCATAAAACATTACGGCTCCCGTAGTTCCGGCATACGAAATTCCAGGTCCTGTTGGTCCCGTCAATCCCTGTCCCGTTGGTCCTGTGTATCCTGTGTATCCTGTGTATCCTGTAGAACCCGTAGCGCCCTGAGGTCCAGTGTATCCAGTGTATCCTGTGTATCCGGTGTAGCCAGTGTATCCAGTAGAACCTGTACTTCCCAAGGTTCCGTTGAAGCCTGTAGGTCCGGTAGGTCCGGCTAGAGTACTGTACCCTACGGATCCTGTCGTGGGATTGTACGTTAGGACCGTAGAACCTGTAGGTCCTGTAATACCGGTAATGTTCAATCCGTTGACAGTGTTTAAAAGCAAGGACTTTGAAGTCCCGTTTAATCCGATATCGGCAAAGTTCGTTGAGACTGCAGCTCCAGGAGTTGCAAAGTAAAGAATGAAAATACCCGCAGATCCGTCTCCTCCATTCTGACTTGCACTTGCACTATTCGCACCTCCACCGCCACCTGATCCAGTATTCGAAACAGCTGATGTTGCTGCTGTAGTACCGGCGCCTCCATTTCCACCAACAATAGTGCCTCCAACACCACCTCCGGTTCCTGGAGTAGAGCCAGTACCATTACCTCCACCTCCGCCTCCACCGTATGTTCCAATTGTTGTTCCGGAAATAGTGTAGGTAATACCAGATCCACCGTTTCCACTAACAGTTGGTGTCCCTGCCGCACCAGCACCTCCGGCACTTGCGATACCGCCACCACCACCAGCAGGATATGTTGCTCCGCTAACAGTCCCCCCACCGTTATATCCGGCACTTCCAGTTCCCGCAGTCATAGCGGGAGTATAACAACCAGCACCGCCACCACATCCGCCATTATTACCGTTAAAACTGTATCCGCCACCATACCCACCGCCTGGCGCAGTTACAAGGGTAGACCCTCCATTTACAGCAAATGTAGTATCGCCACCGTTCGTTCCAATACCTCCATAAGGAGGTACATTCAGTCCTACTCCTCCAGTACCTTTTGCGCCTATAGAAATGTTATACGTTGTTCCATTGGATAAAGATAATGCTCCTGCCGTGTATTCATTAGATAAAGCGCCGGATAACGCTGGGTCGTTTGTTTTTAATCCACCAGCACCGCCACCTGCACCAACATTACCACCACCACCTCCACCACCTCCAACTGCAAAGTAGTATATAGATGGTGTTCCCGATGCGGTTACTGACCCACCAGACCCCGTAAATATATAATAAGTATACGACCCAGCAGTTCCGGTCGTATAGGTTCCAGTCGCTGTAAGTGTATTACCACTAACTACTGGTGCATTGAACCCAATTTGGTTTAAGGATGTACTGTACGTCAAGTTTGTTGTACCTGTAATTCCAACTCCAGCTCCACCATAAAACATCACGGTTCCCGTAGTTCCAGAATACGTTATTCCAGGTCCTGTAGGTCCTGTCAAACCCGGCCCCGTTGGTCCAGTGTAACCAGTGTAGCCAGTATAACCTGTATAACCTGTATAACCTGTGTAACCTGTAGAGCCCGTAGCTCCTTGAGGTCCGGTGTACCCTGTGTAACCAGTGTAGCCTGTAGAACCCGTAGCTCCCTGAGGTCCGGTGTATCCTGTGTATCCAGTGTAACCTGTAGAACCCGTAGCTCCCTGAGGTCCGGTGTATCCTGTGTATCCAGTGTAGCCTGTAGAACCCGTAGCTCCCTGAGGTCCGGTGTATCCTGTGTATCCAGTGTAACCTGTAGAACCCGTAGCTCCCTGAGGTCCGGTGTATCCCGTGTATCCAGTATATCCGGTATATCCTGTGTATCCTGTGTATCCAGTGTATCCCGTGTATCCAGTATATCCGGTATATCCTGTGTATCCTGTGTATCCAGTGTAACCTGTGTAACCAGTGTATCCAGTGTAGCCTGTGTAACCGGTAACACCTGTAGCGCCCTGAGGTCCAGTCGCTCCGTTCTGGAATGCGAGTGTGGTGTGGAGATGGGATGGCGTACCATCACGGAACCCAAAGTACATAGTGTTAGCCGCAGCCACTGTACCCCATACTTCCACGCGCAAAGTACTCGAAATACTCGCTACAGTATAGCTGGGAACATACAGAGAATACGTGAATAATTGCGGAGTTGTGGTCAAGTTGACCGTTGTGGCAGTTGCCGATGTTCCTGACGCAATCGTAGCTATGGGCGTCACGCCGTCCGATTGGTACTCTTTCAGGATGTAGTAAAAATTGCATACAGTTGCAGCACTGGCGACATACGCGTACAAATTCAAATCCCATAATCCGGAAGGAACTAGTGTAGACGTGAATAAACTGTTTGTGCTAGTAAATACCGCCAATTGCGTATTGGTTTTCGCACCTGCAATTGTTAAATCAGTTTGAGTTCCAGTATTCGCCGTTAAAATAATTGGGCCGGAAGACGGAACTGTTCCTGTATTTCCCGCCAAATCCAGAAAAACCGTCAATCCTCCCGAAGTTCCATTTTGTCCAGCTGAACCTTGTGGACCTGTAGGTCCTTGGATACCTTGAAGACCTTGATTGCCTTGAATTCCGGCTACATACGGCAAATCCGACCATTTGGTCGTGCCGTCACCGATCTTGACGTACTCATACGGCAACGCCATCGCGTTCTTACTTCTAATCCATATTTAGAAACAATCTAATTGAACACTTAAATCAGAAGTCGCATTTGATGCTGAATCATATGTCGTTCGTACATGAATCAAATCGCCAGATCCAAATGTTAACGATCCGGAAAAAAACGACGCGAATGTATTTGCTCCCGATAACGTGACTGTGAACAGGGTGTCAGCGATACTTCCACCTTTTGGCGTTCGACGAACAAGAACAGTTGTCGTATGTCCTACTCCTGGCGCAGCGAGAGCATTCACGGTCATTCCGCATAAAATCGTAGGTTGCTGGATACGGTATGCGGCTGGGGGTGTGGTTACATCGGGATACTGGATAAACTGTCCAGTTCCAGAATTAGACGCAAGAGTTCCGGGCCATAAGTATCCACCAGCTGTTGTACCGCTATTATTCAGCTGTCCCTGTACTGCGTAAAACAAGACGGTAGGATAATTGTATGTGGAAAACCCTTGACCACCTGCTGTTTTTGTGACTAGATCTACGCCTGGACCTATTTGAATACCTGCAGAAGCAAGATATGACGGGTCAGTAATTGTAGTAGGATTCGTTTGCAGAATGTCTGAAGCTGTGTACGTTTGTCCGACTGTCGGTGTGACAGTTCCTACAGTTGTAGACCGTAACTGTATTGAACCCGTATTTGCCGGGTCAGCCGTTTCAACGCCGACATACGATCCTGTTCCTGAACTAGTGGTTGTGGGCTGAGCGACATACACATTGAAATCGCGGGTCGTCACGACATTCGTTGACGAAACAAGAACTCCGCGTTTATTACCGCTTCCGTTCGACAGAACATTGACTGTTGATCCTTTAATGCAATTGAACGAGAACGAAGACGCGGATAAAGCTCCCGTACCTGAACATTCAATGCCTGTAACGTTGGACGTTCCCCCAGCAGATGCGCCAGAGTTGTCTACGGTCAAGATGCAAGTGCGTAACTTTGAGGTCACTGATGTTGTGCCTCCAAACACGATACCTTTCAGTGTATAATGCCCCGCCGAAGTGAGTTTCAACGCCAGATCTTCTACGCGACACGATTCGCCCATCGTCAGCAAAGTAGTGTTTCCAGTAACCCCCAGCATTTGAAGAGTTGTGGTTTGGATATTAAGTCCACGTAAGGCACACCCTGAAGGAACGGTGATTCCGGCAGATAAGTTGTACGTTCCAGGCAGAACCCAAATGGTTTTACCGGTAGAAGCTCCTACAGCTGTAATTGCTGCTTGAATGGAAGCAAATGGTAAGCCACCTACTGTTCCAGTTGAATCATTACCGTAATACGCATCTACACGGGCTACATTGCCCATTTGCATGGTCGGAATCGCATTCATAGTTCCAGTTGTTGAGTACCCAATTTGACCCAAGTACAAAACTGTGTTTGGATCAGTCACTAAACTAGCAATACCAGTAGGTCCATCTTTGCCGGTAGGACCTACATACCCTGTAGGTCCAGTAGGTCCTTTTACACCTGTGGCTCCAGTGTAACCTGTGTAGCCAGTGTAACCTGTGTATCCGGTGTATCCTGTGTAACCAGTGTATCCTGTGTATCCTGTGTAGCCTGTGTAACCAGTGTAGCCTGTAGAGCCCGTAGCTCCCTGAGGTCCGGTGTACCCTGTGTACCCTGTGTAACCAGTGTAACCTGTAGAGCCCGTAGCCCCCTGAGGTCCGGTGTATCCTGTGTATCCTGTGTATCCTGTGTAACCAGTGTATCCAGTGTATCCAGTGTATCCGGTGTATCCTGTGTATCCTGTGTATCCTGTGTATCCTGTGTAGCCGGTATATCCAGTGTATCCTGTGTATCCTGTGTAGCCTGTGTAACCAGTGTATCCCGTGTAACCGGTGTATCCTGTGTATCCGGTATATCCTGTGTATCCTGTGTATCCTGTGTATCCTGTGTATCCTGTGTATCCTGTGTATCCTGTGTAACCTGTGTAACCTGTGTATCCGGTGTATCCGGTGTATCCGGTGTATCCGGTGTATCCTGTGTATCCGGTGTATCCTGTGTATCCTGTGTATCCTGTGTAACCAGTGTATCCAGTGTATCCAGTGTATCCAGTGTATCCGGTGTAGCCTGTGTAACCTGTGTAACCTGTGTAACCTGTGTATCCAGTATATCCAGTGTAGCCTGTGTATCCAGTATATCCAGTGTAGCCTGTGTATCCAGTGTATCCCGTGTAACCGGTGTATCCTGTGTATCCGGTATATCCTGTGTATCCTGTGTATCCTGTGTATCCTGTGTATCCTGTGTATCCTGTGTATCCAGTGTAACCTGTGTAACCTGTGTAACCTGTGTAACCTGTGTAACCAGTGTATCCAGTATAACCCGTGTATCCTGTATAGCCCGTGTAACCTGTATATCCAGTATAACCCGTGTAACCTGTGTAACCTGTGTAACCTGTGTAACCTGTGTAACCTGTGTATCCAGTATATCCAGTATATCCAGTGTAGCCTGTGTAACCTGTGTAACCTGTGTATCCAGTATATCCAGTGTAGCCTGTGTATCCAGTATAGCCGGTAGCGCCTGTAGGTCCAGCCAAAGTATTGTACCCCACAGCTCCAGTTGTAGGATTGTACGTTAGTACCGTAGAACCTGTAGGTCCTGTAATACCGGTAATGTTCAATCCGTTGACAGTATTCAAAAGCAAGGAATTGGAACTTCCAGTTAACCCAATATCCGCAAAGTTTGTAGAGACTGCAGCGCCAGGTGTAGGAACTAGAAGAATAAATAATCCTGAGCCACCGGTAGCACCAGCTTGACTTCCTCCACCACCGCCGCCTCCGCCACCTGTATTTGGCGATCCCATAACTCCATTACCATTTCCACCACCACCTATACCTCCAGGACCTCCTCCTACACCAAGACTTCCTACAGCGGAACCGCCACCTCCACCACCGCCATAAGCTACTGCTAAGTATGATAATCCAGCTCCACCGGTTGTTCCAATTGTTCCGCCAGATATTTTTGAACCGGTTACTCCTGCCCCTCCGATACCACCACCTCCACCACCACCATATTGAGCATTATATGCGGATCCACCTCCACCAGCGTATCCTTGAGATCCTATACCTGGAGCTGTCCCGTTTCCAAACGCATTATCATAACTTCCACCACCTCCACACCCACCATTAGATCCTCCAGCAGTCATAGTTCCACCACCTCCACCACCATTTGCAGTGACAAGCGTCGATCCTCCATTTACAGCAAATGTGGTAGCAGATCCATTCGTGGCCGACCCACCACCACTACCTAGTGTAATATTGTAGGTTATTCCGGAACTTAGAGATAGTCCACCTGGATTGTACTGTGATGCAAGTACACTTCCAGTTAATCCAGGATCGTTTGTCTGTAATCCACCAGCTCCACCTCCACCGCCAATACCATTTCCACCACCACCACCTCCACCTACGGCAAAATAGAATACAGATTGGTTTAAGGCAGGAATGAAAGTTGCACTTGTACCAGTGAATTTGTAGTATGTGTATGCTCCTGTAGTTCCGGTCGTATATGTTCCAGTTACGGTTGGCGCACCTGCTATAACCGGTGCATTAAAGCCAATTTGGTTTAAGGATGTGCTGTACGTCAAGTTCGAACTTCCAGTAATGCCAATACTAGCTCCGCCGTAAAACATCATAGCCCCCGCAGTTCCAGCATACGAAATACCTGGTCCCGTGTAACCCGTATATCCTGTGTATCCTGTGTATCCTGTGTATCCAGTGTATCCCGTGTATCCAGTATATCCGGTATATCCTGTGTATCCTGTGTAACCAGTGTATCCGGTGTATCCGGTGTATCCGGTATAACCTGTGTAACCAGTGTAACCTGTGTATCCGGTATATCCAGTGTACCCTGTGTATCCGGTGTATCCGGTGTATCCGGTGTATCCGGTATAACCTGTGTAACCAGTGTAACCTGTGTATCCGGTATATCCAGTGTACCCTGTATAACCGGTATATCCCGTGTAACCAGTGTAACCTGTGTAACCCGTGTAACCAGTGTAACCAGTGTAACCTGTGTATCCGGTATATCCAGTGTACCCTGTATAACCGGTATATCCCGTGTAACCAGTGTAACCTGTGTAACCCGTGTAACCAGTGTAACCAGTGTATCCGGTGTATCCTGTGTATCCTGTGTAACCCGTATATCCAGTGTAACCAGTGTAACCAGTGTAACCAGTGTATCCGGTGTAACCTGTGTAACCAGTGTAACCTGTGTATCCGGTATATCCAGTGTACCCTGTGTAACCAGTGTATCCCGTGTAACCGGTATATCCTGTGTATCCCGTGTAACCCGTGTATCCTGTGTATCCGGTGTAACCAGTGTAACCAGTGTAACCAGTGTATCCTGTGTATCCGGTGTATCCGGTGTAACCAGTGTAACCAGTGTAACCAGTATATCCAGTGTAGCCAGTGTAACCAGTATAACCAGTGTAACCTGTGTATCCGGTGTATCCGGTGTAACCAGTGTAACCAGTGTAACCAGTATATCCAGTGTAGCCAGTGTAACCAGTATAACCAGTGTATCCTGTATATCCGGTATATCCAGTGTAACCTGTGTAACCAGTGTATCCAGTGTATCCGGTGTAGCCTGTGTATCCAGTGTAACCTGTGTAGCCTGTGTAGCCTGTGTAGCCCGTGTATCCTGTGTAACCTGTGTATCCCGTGTAACCAGTGTATCCGGTGTATCCGGTGTATCCGGTATAACCTGTGTAACCAGTGTAACCTGTGTATCCGGTATATCCAGTGTACCCTGTATAACCGGTATATCCCGTGTAACCTGTGTAACCAGTGTAACCAGTGTAGCCTGTGTAACCAGTGTATCCGGTATAACCAGTGTAACCTGTGTAACCTGTGTAACCTGTGTAGCCTGTGTAACCCGTGTATCCTGTGTAGCCTGTGTAACCTGTGTAACCTGTGTAGCCTGTGTAACCCGTGTATCCTGTGTAGCCTGTGTAACCCGTGTATCCTGTATAACCTGTGTAGCCTGTATAACCTGTGTAGCCTGTGTATCCTGTGTAGCCTGTGTAACCCGTGTATCCTGTATAACCTGTGTAGCCTGTATAACCTGTGTAGCCTGTGTATCCTGTATAACCTGTGTAGCCTGTATAACCTGTGTAGCCTGTGTAACCAGTGTAACCGGTATAACCGGTGTATCCGGTATAACCAGTGTATCCAGTGTAGCCGGTATATCCAGTGTAACCTGTATAGCCGGTATAACCGGTGTAACCAGTGTATCCAGTGTAGCCAGTGTAACCGGTGTATCCGGTATAGCCTGTGTAACCGGTGTAACCAGTGTATCCAGTGTAGCCAGTGTAACCGGTGTAACCAGTATAACCAGTGTAGCCTGTGTATCCTGTGTAACCTGTGTATCCTGTGTAACCAGTGTATCCGGTGTATCCCGTGTAGCCGGTGTATCCGGTGTAACCTGTAGTGCCAGTAGGTCCAATATGTCCAGTTGGACCAGTGGGTCCGACTGTGTGATAGTACGGTAAATCAACCCAATGATTGATACCGTCTCCTAATTTCAGGTAATGCGTTTCAAGTTCGTACCCAAACTCTCCTTGGGCTAAGATGGGATTTACGGATGCCCATACCGCGGCATAATCGCGTCGCAATTCGAACTGGATGTATGGCATCCCCTTGATTATTATACTTCAAGACTATTGCGCTCGTCCACAATCGAAAACTGGTCCCATAGAATATACCGAACTTGCATTTCCTCCATCAAATCCAATAGATTGTATAGGCCCCATAGGCCCCATAGGCCCCGTAGGTCCTGTAGGTCCCTGTCCTCCTCCACTTCCACCTGTAACACCGTTTCCGACATACGGCAATGAATTCCAAGGCGTAACACCATTACCAACCTTCATCTGACCAGTATCAAGTTCAGTACCCGGCTCACCTGCCAAGAGTACTGGATTCGAGGACGTCCATCCAGCTGCACTATTACGTTTCAATTCAAATCGTACTGATCGAGTACATGACTGTCCCGACATTTAATAATTTCCGTCCAAAATATCTGATCCAGAACCATCAAGGATAACTCCATCATCATTGTCATCATAAATGATATCAGTGCACACAGGAGGACAAATACGACCGAAGTTGGACAAAATGTATGCTTCTAAAGCTCCAGAAGTTGACCCAGTTGTCATCTTTGTTTCCTTAATGGTTTTCTTGGGCGCACATCCCCATTCGGAACGGTAAGTTTTCCCAATGACTTTACGCCTTGTTGATTCAATCCAAAGTGAAGTATCAGATGTCTTATTTACCAAACTACGTTCTTTTCCGGTAGATTCGTTGAATGGAAACCTACTTATATCAGGAATTTCAATCACAGGTTCAGCTTTGTATGAATACCATCCAAAGATGAATATGAGTGTTAATGATATTGTAGCGGCAATAAACGATATATCGATCTCCATTACTTCCTTCAGACCTATAAATTTAGATATGTTAAGCGACTCGTTGAATGACATACGATTCTAAATATGCGCCGTATGTAGACGTAGCTGTCGATGTCAACAGTTTAAATGTGTAACCAAACGCAGTTGTACCCGCGTTTTGTACTTGTATTAATCCCGACAATGTATTGTTCGGAATATTCCCTTCAGAATCAGATGTTACTGTCGAGTACAAATTACCTATTTCCGGAGAGTCTGCATTATATGGGTTTACGGTTAATTGAATCATATCGTTAGCAGAAGGATCACCAAGTAATGTTACAAACCAATTTATAGTGACCATATACGTTCCAGTACTTCCAATAGAATAACCAAAAGTTCCAGTCAGAGGTGAACCATACATAAATGTTCCCAATGACGAACTAGGATAAGATGAACTTGGAGTGTATGGACTTCCCGGAGATCCTGTAGGTCCTGTAGAACCGGCACTCGCAAGAATACTCCAATAGGTAGGATTTGATGATGGATCCCGTCCAGACGATGGAGAAGCCCTAATGTATACGTAACTTGTACCGTATTCGGTAACAACATCATTCAGGTAGTAAGTTGCAGTGTAATCCCACGCACCTATGTAATTGAATCCAGATCCTGTAGGTCCTCTAGGTCCTGTAGAACCGTTCGTTCCATTCGTTCCATTTGTTCCGTCCATTCCGTTCGTTCCATTCGTTCCATTCGTTCCATTCCTTCCGTCCGTTCCGTCAGTTCCCTTCGTTCCTGTAGGTCCGGTAGGTCCAAAAATTAACGGTATCTGAATGATTTCGAAAGTAGTAGGGTTGTATCCTAAGCCTAATGTTGTACTTGGTGGTGGTACGGGCGCACGGATTGGGTTCACATAGAAAGAATTTGTTTGTCCAGTTATTCCATTTGTTTCATTTCCTGAAGCGTTCAAGATAATTGTATTATCGGCTTGACTGTTGATTCCTGCATTGTTTCCAATCGCAATAGAATGAACTCCTTGTCCTGTATTTCCTGCGTAAGCTCCGATCGCAACTGCATAATTGCGTTGATCATTGTGTCCTGACAGATACCCTATTGCTACTGAACTTGATCCTTGATTCGAATATCCTGCCCCAGATCCAATAGCTACCGCACTATCAAGCTGACTATTAGCTCCTGCGTAAGTGCCGATCGCAATAGAATCCGTAGTTTGTCCTGTATTTCCCGCATAAGCTCCGATCGCAATACCCAGTTGGTTGTATTGACCTGCATGTTGTCCAATAGCAATACCTGCTTGATTATTCTGACCTGCAAAAATCCCTAACGCAACAGAACTTTCTATTTGACCGTATTGTCCTGCCAGACCTCCAATTGCTATAGTATTATCATTCTGACCATATTGTCCTGCCAAAGATCCAATAGCTATACATTCACTACTCTGTCCCGTTTGACCTGCATATTGCCCAATGGCAATACAACCTGGTCCTTGATTTGCGTTTCCTGCGTACGGTCCAATAGCAACAACACCTTTTTGATCATACTGCCCGGCGTACTGCCCAATATGAACTGGATCGCTTCCTACTGCCCATTTGCTAGTAGTTGAATTCCAGAACACGTAGTCGCTCCAATACGTACCATTAGGTCCAAACGTTCCAGTAGCGCCAGTAGGTCCCTGAGATCCCGTGTAACCAGTGTAACCAGTGTAACCAGTGTAACCCGTAGAGCCCTGAGGTCCCGGTACACCCTGAAGTCCTGGATCTCCTTGAGGTCCCGTAGGTCCAGTGTATCCTGTGTATCCTGTGTAACCTGTAGGTCCCTGTATACCTTGTACACCATTAGATCCCGCAGGTCCTTGAGGTCCGGTGTATCCAGTGTAACCAGTGTAACCCGTAGAGCCCTGAGGTCCCGGTACACCCTGAAGTCCTGGATCTCCTTGAGGTCCCGTAGGTCCAGTGTATCCTGTGTAACCTGTGTATCCCGTAGGTCCCTGTATACCTTGTAGACCATTAGATCCCGCAGGTCCTTGAGGTCCGGTGTATCCAGTGTAACCAGTGTAACCAGTGTAACCAGTGTAACCAGTGTAACCAGTGTAACCAGTAGAACCAGTAGAACCCATACTAGCTAACAGCGCCCAAGCGGCCGGATTATCTGGAGGGTCTGCATCTTCTCCATCAGAATCGTATGCTATGTAACTAGATCCGTTATACGTTACAACATCATTGATATGGTACCCCCCTACAAACGTTCCCGTCCACCCACCTCTGTACGTAAAGCCGGGCCCAGTGTATCCTGTGTAACCTGTGTATCCCGTAGGTCCCTGTATACCTTGTAGACCATTAGATCCCGCAGGTCCTTGAGGTCCTGTGTAACCAGTGTAACCTGTGTAACCCGTAGAGCCCTGAGGTCCCGGTACACCCTGAAGTCCTGGATCCCCTTGAGGTCCCGTAGGTCCAGTGTATCCTGTGTATCCTGTGTATCCCGTAGGTCCCTGTATACCTTGTAGACCATTAGATCCCGCAGGTCCTTGAGGTCCTGTGTAACCAGTGTAACCTGTGTAACCCGTAGAGCCCTGAGGTCCCGGTACACCCTGAAGTCCTGGATCCCCTTGAGGTCCCGTAGGTCCAGTGTATCCTGTGTAACCGGTATATCCGGTATATCCTGTATAACCTGTGTAACCCGTAGCTCCCTGAGGTCCGGTGTATCCTGTGTATCCAGTGTAGCCTGTAGAGCCCGTAGCTCCCTGAGGTCCGGTGTACCCTGTGTAACCAGTGTAACCTGTAGAGCCCGTAGCTCCCTGAGGTCCGGTGTACCCTGTGTAACCAGTGTAACCTGTAGAGCCGGTAGCTCCCTGAGGTCCGGTGTACCCTGTGTAACCAGTGTAACCTGTAGAGCCTGTAGCTCCCTGAGGTCCGGTGTACCCTGTGTAACCAGTGTAACCTGTAGAGCCCGTAGCTCCCTGAGGTCCGGTGTACCCTGTGTAACCAGTGTAACCT